TGTTTTCTTCTTGCTCGCATTGAAACTCCTTTGAGGATGGTTAATAAAAGTCATAATGCATTTTGATCTGATACTACCTCACTAGGCGTTTTGTAATCAGAATCACCTATGGTTATGGTTCCTCTACTTGAGATATCGGGATACGTTATCTTAGTTGAACCAAACGCATTTGTTACAGAATCTTTTACACACCTAATAGTCATACCATGAGCCGAATCTCTATGTGCAATGGTATGCTTGATATTAGTAATTACATATCGACCTGACAGAATAGGATCGAATACATCCGACCCTTCAGATGTTGATAGTGGTCTGTTTGATGGTATTCTTAAATCAATTACGTCACCCACATTCGTACTTGTATCTCCATGAGTGAGGAATTGAACTTGGAAAAAGTCTTGTTCATAGAATCTTGAGACTGAACTTTGCAGCCATTGTTTCGCATTATTATCTACAGTTCCACCTGTATGGAGATTTGAACTACTAGAAGGATGAACAAATAATGTAGAAGATGGAAAATCTGTCACTGTTTTCTTTTCTTTATTTACTATATTAGTTTCAGGAACAAGAGATCCTGACCTTTTTAGATGACTATTTGTTCTGACTGTTTTAGAGTAGTTATCAGAAAAATTGTACTCATATTTGTTTAATTGTTTATTATAAACATCATGCTGAAGTAGAGTAGATGAGAACATACCATTAGCACTATTTAATAAAGTATCTGTGCTATCCAGAACTTCAAACTCTAATATTTGAGCCATCCGTTTAAACATAGGATCTTCTGGATTTATTGGTTGGAGTCGAAATACTTTAGTGGTAGGAGATACAGTACTTCCTTTTGCTCTACCCAACAAACTATCAAATGACCTATAATGATATCCTTGAGTGGTTTCAAAAAATAGATAATATGAATGTTCATCCTCTTTCGAGATTGACTCAGCAGCCATTCTTTTGATTGTATTGAATGGTCTTAAATTTGGAACAACATAAGTTCTGGTATTTTTGGTGGGTTCTACAAACAACCTTTTTCTACTATTCAAATACCTTTCATCTCTTAGTATCTCTTCAACATGAGTACTAAACTCTCCTTTGAATGACTTTGATATCCTAGTCTTAACATTGATCATAGCCTCATCAGTTGTCCAATTCAACAAATAGGTATGGGAGTGTTCACTAGTTGTGACTCGTTTCTCTACGTCATAAATGTGAGCAAAAAACGTATTGAAATCTATGCTTGAACTGTAGCCTGGAGTAGTTACATTAAACGATAGTTTTTCTTGACCTACTATTGGAAGGTTTTGATAGATTCCACCATTGTCCTCTATCAAAATGGAACCTGACAATGAACTTGACTCTATATCCTCATAGATTATCAGTTCAATTATTTGATCTGTAATTATTTCTTGGCGACCAGTTGTTCCTGCAATGGTAACATCACTTAGAACATAGTCACCAGGCTTAAATATAAAATCTCTCATTAGGATATCAGATTACTAAACTCATCAACAAAAATACTGAGATAGTCGTTCCTTAGTAAACTAATTTTTCTTTTGGATTCATTTAGAGCATCCTCATATTCACGATTAGTGATGGTGGTTGCTCCAGCAGTTCCTTGAGGAACTTCAATTTTTATGGATGTATCACCAGAGGATTGTGAAATTTCATAGTGATGAGCTTGATTTAATTGAGTTGGAGTATACTTATCTGCAAGGTACAATTGTAGTTGTCTAGTAGATTTGGGCCAATCATGAAAAGGATCTGTTATTCCATTTGTCATGAGTATAACCCAATGATAGTAAACACTACCATGATGTTTGTCTGCAACTATCTCAGGAGTTTCACCTTCTTGAACTTCATACTGATCTAGTAAAGTCAACTCTTTTTTCATATTTGCTCTGAGTCTGACTCTCTTTAATATGTTAGTAACAATTACAACTGTACCATCACCATTGACATCATAAGGTACTACTGGAAATTTATTGAAATAAGACATCAGTACCCCTCTAGAATATCTTCCTTAGTGACCAATTTGGTTTCCATAAAATCTAGTTTCATTTCCATTTCAGCCATTGGAGCGCCACCTCTGTTTGGTACTGGTCTTAGGGTTTGAAATTGATTTGGTGTATAGTTGATATCCACACCAGTACAAACACAAGTGTAAATCTTATTCATCCAAGTATTTTCATCCCCTCTATACATATAAAAAATATCAAATTCAGATGGTGTGGTGAAATATCTTCCAGCAGTTTGTTGGTTGTATTCTGGTAGCATGTGAAATTTGAATGTTCGTATAATTTTATCTACCATCGTTGCTTCTCGTTCATCTCTTGGCGTAAACCTGTAAGTATAAGAAAATTTACGAAAACCTACACCAGTGAACATTGCTTCTAAAAAGTTATTTACAGCACGATTGGTTACTTTATCATAAGTCTCTATTACGTTTACTCCAGCAGCCTGTTGAGTGATTTCACTCAATTTTCTACCGATACCTTCACCTAGAGCAGTGCTTAATTTTGCACTATCTTGAGTTCCTTGTTGCATTGCATTGGAACCTCCGCCTTTCATTCTATCTTTTAGTTCATCCATCTTACCTAATTGTTGTATCACTGCTCCACCTACAGCACCCATTTCATTTTCTTTATATGAAGCTGAGTAAGATGCAGTGATTGCAGGTGGCATATACAGAACGATAGCATCGGATGTTCTGACTGTTCTATCTTTTAATCCTAATTCTCTTGCGGCTGTTCCCTGAGTTTTAGGTTGTCCGTCCTTGGGTGTAGAACCACCACCTACTACCTTATCTGGCATTCCAACCGATTTCAAATCAAAACTTGGTTGAGAAAATCTCTGATCTGCTCTGCGATTTATTTTATCTGCACTATCGGTTTGTCTTGGTTGAACACTATAAATGTTTCCTGCATCTCCATATTTTTTACCTGTTCTACTCCCAGCAGTGGTGTAAGCTGTCTCATTAGGTACATTGATATAAAACATCATGTAATGACCCAGATCTGTTCTGGTCTGAATGTCATAAGGATATTCTAGAGTAGAGTATGACCATTTATTATTAAGGGTCATGTGGCCAAGAGGACTATTATCCGTCTGTCTAGCGTGAGCGGGTCTTATGGTAGAAGCACCCTTCTTTCCCTCATCTAAACCAGTAGCCTTTCTTAAAGATTGAGTTATAAAATTTTGCATAAGTATTCCTATAGTCTAGAAGTATTTATGTCATATAAGGGAAAGTACCATCCCACGAAACGTGAGAAATACAGGGGTGATGTTAATAATATAGTCTATCGTTCACTCTGGGAGCGTTCATTCATGAAGTATTGTGATGACAACCCAGATGTTATTGAGTGGGGCTCTGAGGAAATAGTCATACCCTACATCTCTCCAATCGATGGAAAGAGACATCGATACTTTCCAGATTTCTACGTCAAGACCTCCAAGGGTGATAAGTTTCTGGTTGAGATCAAACCAAAGAGACAAACCAAACCTCCCAAGATTCCCAAAAGAAAAACAAAGAGATTCATCTATGAAACTCATGAATGGGGAAGAAATCAAGCAAAATGGAAAGCCGCAGAACAGATGTGTAAAAGAAACGGATGGAAGTTTCTAATACTAACAGAAGATCACCTAAACCTACCTAAATATAAGAATAATAGGTAATTATGGCAGTAGGAGCAATATTAAAAGCTGGTGCAAGAGGGGCAAAACTTGCACGTAAATTTACAAAGCAAATCAAAGCAAGAGCCGGAAAAGCCAAACAATGGTTTAAAGACTCTATTAAGGTTGCACAAAAACTTGCAATGCCTGGTGCTTATGGTAGAAAACAATATATGCACCCTGAAGGTCATATAGACAATCCATCTACTCCTGACATTGGTGGGTTTTATCTATACCAATATGACCCTAAGTGGAAAGATAAACTACCTTGGTATGATATCTATCCCTTGGTATTTCCTTTTGATTATGCAGCTGGGGGATTCTATGGAATCAATGTACATTATCTTCCACCAAATGCAAGAGCGGACTTAATGTTAAGATTACTCGAAGCTCACGCAGATGGAGCATTATCTAACAAAAGATTCAAGATGAAACTGAGTTACAATATTATAACTAAGTTCAAACCAGCGATACCTTGTATCAAAAGATATTTGTACGGACAGGTTAGAGGAAAAGGTTTCTATCAGATTCCAGCAGATGATTGGAGTTATGCAGCTTCACTACCTATGCAAAAATTTGTAAAAGCATCCCAAAGTAAAGTTTGGAGATGGAGCGCCACACAATATTAAGGTAAACATGGCAGTATTCAGAGATGGAGTAAAAATAGGTAAGTTCGATGTAAGAACAGGATTATCTAAAAAAAGAGTTCAAGATCTAGCAAAAAAAGTTGGGTTAATTGAAGGATATGATGATGCGGCTAAAATAGCACCTTATGGAGAACTTGATGCGATAAGAGCGGTAATTTCAAAGCAACAGGGGTTTATGAAACCCAACTCTTTTGCTATTGCTTTCAACCCCCCAAGAGGATTGCGTGATGGATTTACAACGGATACTTTAGAAAGGGACATGGCCAAGAGAAACAGGTCAGAAAGTCAACAAATAAAAGAGGGTTTTAACGCAGCAAATGCAGTTGCTGGTGGAGAAGGTGGACTCAAAGGATTAAGTGAAAAATATGATGGCATATCTAAACTGAATATTATGTGTAGTAAAGTAACTGTTCCTGAAAGAACATTTGATGTAGGACTTTATAGACATTATGGACCTGCTTTCGCATATCCAAAAGCAGTACAATACGGAACACTAACCACTACATTTTATGCCGATGGAGTTATGCAGATCAAAAAGTTTTTCGACCAATGGCAAAATCTTATCTACAATCCAATGTCTGGTAATTTCAATTACTATAATGAATATACATCTAGTTTCGACATATTCAATATAACGGATGTGGGTGATACTGTAAAAGCGGAAGCAGCAGGAGAGGGTGGGGATAATTTAGCACAACAAATAAGTGGAGCTATAAAAAACTTTTCCAAATCTGTAGATAAGTTTTTCGGATCAAATGATGATAGAATACATGGGGATAGATTCAACTTCAAAAACAAAACAGTTGATGCTTATGGATGCAGAGTATTTGATTGTTGGCCATCAGTTGTAGGTCAAATTGAATTTGATCATGGCGTAACTGATCAAATAGGAATGTTTGATGTAACATGGGCATATAGAAAATGGGTTCCATTTGGATTTAGTGGAGTTGGCGTCAAACAACAAATAAATCTCTCTGTAGGAGAGTTCCGAATGGAAAAGAATGGAATTCCATTTGTAGAAGATCTACCACCAGAACTATCTGGTCCATTAGGTGGAGCAATAGACCAAGGAATAACAACCGCCCCAATTGGTGGTATAACCAAGGGGAAGATATTCTTTTAACATTATAACGTGAGAACATTATGAGTTTACCAAAGGTAAATGCACCTGAGTATACATTAGAATTACCCTCAACTGATGAGGAAATTTTATATAGACCTTTTTTAGTAAAGGAAGAAAAACTTTTACTCATAGCACAAGAGACAGGAGATGAGACTTCTGTTATCAATGCTGTAAAAAATATTGTACAGGCCTGTATTCTCAATGAGACTATAGACGTAAGTACGATGGCTCTGTTCGATCTAGAATATATCTTTCTAAATCTTAGAGCAAAATCAATTGGCGAAACTGCACAATTGAAAGTTAAGTGTCCAGATGATGAAAAGACAATGGTAGATATAGAAGTATTTCTACCAGATGTTAAAGTGGTTGTTGGTGAAGGACATACTAACAAAATCGAATTGACAAAGGATATGTTACTAGAAATGACTTATCCTAGATTTGATTCTATAGTGACCATGAAGAAAAGATTTGGTGATCTGACAGATATCGAAATGTCTTTTCACATGATGGCTGACTGCATGGCGGTTCTTTATCATGGTGATGAGGAATATGACATGATAGATCATAGTCATCAAGAAAAACTAGATTTCTTGGATGGATTAACCCAAGATCAGTTTATGAAGATGCAACAATTTTTTGATACATCTCCAAAGTTGTCTCATGAAATTGAAATACAAAACCCTAAAACCAAAAAGAAAAGCAAACTCAAATTAGAGGGAATGCAGTCTTTTTTCTAGTAGCCCTCTCACACATAAACTTGGAGTCAATGTTCAAGTATAACTTTGCACTTATACAGCATCATAAGTGGAGTTACTATGATCTAGAACACATGATTCCGTGGGAGAGGGATATCTACCTTGAATTACTCCATCAGTGGATAAAAGAGGAAGAAGAAAGACAGAGAGAACAACAAAGGAAACAAAGAGGATAAATGGCCGAAGAAGTAATACCACTTCCTGCATCTGAACACGCTGGATTACTCCAACAATTAAGAGATTCTTTTAATGCTGGTCATGATCTCCAGAAGCAAGAGAAAAAAGAGAAAAAAATTAGAGATAGCGAAATATCAGACACCTCCAAAAGAGCTGCCATGATAGCGGGTAGAGCGTACGAAACTACCAAAGGTTTACTCAAAGGAATTGATAATATTGCGAACTATACTGTACTAGGATATTCTCTTGCAAAGAAAAGTTTTACTTTAGCTCAAAGAAGTGCAAAGGCAGCACTCAGGGGTGCAGGGAAACTTGCAGGAGATGGACTAGCAGCTGGTGGTAAGAAAATAGCAGGAGCTGCTAAATCCATAATGGACATTCTTCTTGATGGTGCAATCATGGTTGGTATCTTTGCACTTCTCAAGTTATTTGAATCTGGTGGACTAGAGTGGTTGACTCTTGCAAAAGATGCTTTAGTTGGAATCTATGATTGGTTTGTTTTGTTGTTTACCGATCCTAAAGCTGCAATGGTTAAACTTTGGAATGGTATAACCAAAGGAATGTCTGATTTGGGAAAATGGATTTATGATAATGCACTTCTTCCTATTTGGAACTGGTTTGAAGGTTTATTTCCAGGCACTGCTGATACTATGAAAAAACTGTTTGGTGGACTTGTAACCTTGACAGGCAATATAGGAAATTGGATTTATACCAATGCAATTGAACCAGTTTGGAAATGGTTTGAACTT